ACCAGTCGACACCGTTCGCGTCGATCAAGTATGCCAGCCAACAGGCCCCTGCTGGTTCAACCATCTTCGTGAAGACGGGCACCTATTCGGAGCAGCTTCCGATTGTGGTCCCAGCCAACACGGCCATCGTGGGCGATAACCAGCGCACCGTCATCGTGCAGCCTAAGGCTGGTTTGAGCGATGATGGCGTAACTCCAAACAACCAGTCGACTATGTTCCAGATGAGCAATGGCTCAATCTTGAACAAAATGACGTTTACGGGGATGACCGGCTGGGTGCCGGGTTCCACTGCATCGGATGTTACAACCTCTACCATCAAAGGTGTTGTGGTTGGCTTTAACCCGGCTTCGCCGATTACGCATAAGTCGCCTTACGTTCTGGAGTGCGCGTTTATCGGTTCCGGTGCGATTGGCGCTCTGATCGACGGCACGGTCCATGCGACCGGTGCGAAGACAATGATCTTCCACGGTTACACCGTCATCAACGACAACGGTATCGGCTACTGGGTGAAGGACGGCGGCAAGGCTGAAATCGTCTCCTGCTTCACCTATTACTGCTACTTTGGCTATACCGCGTCGGGCGGCGGCTTCATCCGCGCGCTCAACGGCAACAACAGCTATGGCACTTGGGGCGCAACGTCGCGCGGCTTTGATGCGAACGAAGCCCCGGTGACTGGTGCGTTGCTCGGCCAGCAGCTCAACTTCTTGTACGGTGGCGGCAACATCAACGTCGGAGATACGGTCACTTCGGCGACCGGTTCGGCGATTGTGACCAACGTGCAGACGACCGCTAACAAGGTGTACGTCCGAGACGCGACCGGTACGTTCACAAGCGGTCAGGCGCTGACCTTTACAGGTGGCGGCACAGGTACGGTTTCGAACGGCGCTCTGGAAAACCAGAAGGGCTTCGTGCTGGTGATGAATAACCTCACTGCACTGCCGAAGCCCGGTCAGTCGATCCAGATTACTGGCGACACGTTTGCCTATGTGGTGCAGAGTGTAACGGGTACTTGGACCAACGCCAGCAGCATCATCACGGTCGTTCTGGCACAAGAAAAGCCGTCAGGCTCGGCCAGCGGTGCAGTTGTTACGCTCCGCTCGAAGTATTCGCAAATCCGCCTCACCGGCCACGACTTCTTGTCGATTGGCACGGGTGGCGTTTCGACAACCAATTATCCGGGCGAGCCGACACAACCGGCAGCGCAGGGTAATGAGACGGATGAAGCCTTCCCCGGTCGCGTGTTCTACGTCTCGACCGACCAAGATGGTAACTTCCGTGTTGGCGAGTACTTCCGTATCGACCAAGCAACGGGCCGTGCAACTCTTAACGCCAGCGCGTTCGACCTCGCCGGTCTGACATCGCTGCGACTGGGTTCGATTGGTGCGCAGCTCGGCGAGACTATCAACGAGTTCTCGTCGGACGCTACACTGTCGGGCAACTCCAACACGGCGGTGCCTACTGAGTACGCGGTTAAGACTTACGTTGATGGCAAGGTCTCTAACATCGACCTCAACTCGATTGTTGGGCCGTCAACAATTCTGTCTCAGACAGGGGTTGCGTTCTCGCAGCAGTATTCGGTGTTCTCGAATACTCTGGTCGCTCCATACACTTGGAGCTTGACGGGTACCGTACCTGCTGGCGTGTCGATCAGCTCTTCGACCGGCCTCCTTTCCGGGACTACTTCGGTCGCAGCCGGAACTTACTCATTTACGATCCGCGTTGTCGGAGCAGCAGGTAACGCCATCACTAAGGCTATTACGCTGACGGAGAACGGAGCTGTTCCAAACTTCAGCTCGACGACTTTGGTTACGCAGGTCGCCACATCCACAGCGTTTAGTTCGACAGCTACGCAGGCGACAGCACTAAGCGGCACAGTTACACATGCTGTGACGGCGGGTTCAATTCCGTCATGGGCCACGCTGTCATCGGCAGGTGTGCTTTCCGGTACGTCTCCGTCTGGGCCGAACGCGTTCAATACGTTTAGCTTCACGGTCACGGCGACAAATGGCACTTATTCCGTGTCGAAGTCGTTTATCTGGACGTATTACCTCGGCCTAATTCAAGGTCAAACTGCGTACACATCGCCGGGAACATATTCGTGGACATGCCCCACTGGTGTGACTTCGATTTGCGTTGTGGCGGTAGGCGGTGGCGGTGCTGGTGCGGATAACTGGGCTAATCCGGCTGGCGCTGGCGCGGGCCTCGGGTGGAAGAATAATATCGCAGTTGTACCCGGACAAACTTACACGCTTGTTGTCGGAGTAGGTGGTACGTCAACGACAAGTGGCAGCGCAGTTCTTAAAGGTGGCGACACTTATTTTGATAGCCGAACGGTAGTTTGCGGCTATGGCGGTGGTAACCAATCTGTTGGGAATACTGGCGGTCCAAACGGTAATGGCAATGGTGGCGGTTACGTTGGTGATGGCGGCGGCGCTGGCGGAAACGCTACTAACCATTCTGGCGGCGGCGGCGCTGGTGGATACACTGCCCGTGGTGGTAACCAAAGTGAATACAACCCATCTCGTGGCGGCGGCGGCGGTAACGGGGGTGGTTACTATTCTTCCACCTATGGTACCGGTGCAGGTGGCGGTGTTGGTCTAAATGGCCAAGGTACAACGGGTATCTACTTCTATTCTCCTTGGAGCCCCAGCGACACATCATCCGGTAACGGCGGCGGCGGTCAGGGTGGGTCTGGCGGTACCAACGGCTATTACGGAGAAAATCCGTGGAGCGGTTCTGGCCAATCTTCTAGCAACATTCTTGGCGGAACACACGGCGGCGGCGGCGGCGGTGCCGGTACTAGCTGGCCAAGCGCGTCTGGCGACGGTGGTCCCGGAGGTCTTCGTATTATCTGGGGCTTGAACCGTGCGTTCCCGGCAACAAACACAGCCGATGTAACGGCCTCTGGTCCGGCTTAATAGGAGTTGACGATGCTTTACATTAAACTGGATGATGACGGCCAGCCGGTAAATCACCCCCTGCTTGGGGACAACCTTAAGCAGATTTTGGAAGTCTCGTATATCGACGACACCATACTAGAAAAGTATGGTTACGCTCGGTTCGAGTTTACTCCACCGGCTCCAAATGCTCATACGACGCAGACGACAATTTATGAAATGCACCCTGACGGTGTTGTTCGTAATAAAGTCGAGCTGCGCCCTTTTACTCAGGATGAGCTTATCAATAAGTTTATCCGGGCTCGGCGCAGCTACCTCCTTGTTGAGTGCGATTGGACACAAGCACCCGACAGCCCTCTTTCGGCGGCGAAGAAGGCAGAGTGGGCAGCGTATCGTCAGGCTCTTCGCGATCTGCCCGACCTCTACCCAGACGTCCAGTCAGCAGAAGAAGTCGAGTGGCCTGAGAAGCCAGCATGACACTTCGCGACGCCATCAAACAAAAGCACAACAAAGCGGAAAACCACCGCTTTGTTGTGCTTCTATTGTCCGGCGAAATGCCGGACAAAATCTATGCGGACTTTCTTGCCAACCAAGCGACTTGTTATGAAGCGCTTGAGCAGAAGATTTACCAGCATGGCATGTTTGATGGTATCGAAGACCTGTACAGGTCACAGCACATCTGGCGCGATTTTTACGAACTAGAGCGTGTGTCTGACATATACCCATCAACCAGAGATTACGTCCGCTACCTCGACTGGGTGAAGCCGGACTATCTCTGGGCTCATGTATACGGACGGCACTTCGCAGACCTCTATGGCGGGCAGATCATCAAGAAGGTCGCTCCCGGCTCATGCACCATGTACGACTTTAAGGATCGTGCAGAGCTGGTGAAGAAGGTTCGTGAGAAACTATCTGACGAGCTTGGAGAAGAGGCGAACCGGGTCTTTGACTTCGCCTTGAGACTGTTCGACGAGGTGTCGGATGCCCACGACATTCGCGCATCTTGACGCCCTTAAAGATCAAATCATCACACGCTTCTCGTCTTACGAACCAGTAGACGAAGGCCACAGATACCCATGGCTTAACTGTGTCTGGCATGCGGATACCTTCCGTCGTGCCCATCTCGACGTCGTCGACGTGCGGGACACGAAGAAGCTCTACATGATGCACCTGACGGTGTTCCCCCACACGACTGACGGCTCACCAATCTTCGGCTTTGACCTGATCGCAGGGCCAAACAAAGTCACCGGAGCCTTCCACGATTTCAGCCCCATAGACCCCAATAGCCCGATGCTTGGGTGGTTCTCTAACCGGGTCAAAGATCTTGAGTGGAGTAAGGAGAGATCCTTGCCAGATTGGGCGCGCGAGATCTTCAGCTCAAGCATGGTCGCCGCAGGCAACATCTCAGATCAAGCCGAACTGAAGACAGTTTTAGACTTAGTAGACGACACCCTGAACTACCACCTCAATAGCATAGGTGCTATAAGTGGCGAGTATACCGACGCTCAGAATAGGTATTGTCGCAACCAAAAGCGTAACCCGCATACACCTAAGGTCATGATGTCTCTTGGCTTTGACGAAGAGACAGTGCATGACTTCATCCAGACATGCCTATTCCCGGAGTTGCCGCCATGCTCTTAGGAAGATACTTCAAGAGACCGACCGAGCGGAAACGCTACAACATCGACTATAGTATATGGCTCGATGACGATGAGCTCGTTGAAGAGGTTACTTTCGTAGTAACTCCTCAGACACAGAACCAGTTCGATGTCGACGAGTACCATCTCGTCGATGGCAAACTCGTAGTTTTCTATGTCTCTGGCGGCGAAGCCAATGTACAGTACGATGTCGAAATAAGGGCGCTGACCTCTAAAGGCGACACCGAAGTTAATACCATCTCATACAACTTGACAGCCCGGTGACCAACCATGGACGACATCCAGCGCACAGTCGGTAACTTCGAAGCCAAGATCGACCGCTTGGAGCGGGATGTTGCGACACTCATTAAGAACCAGAATGAGATGCTTCAGATCTTGCATCAGGCCAGAGGCGGGTGGAAGGTCATGGTTATGGTTGGCGGTGCAGCCTCAGCCATTACAATCGCGACCACCAAAGTACTTAGTTATTTATGGAGCCTTCCACGATGAACGTAGGACCAAAGGGTCGTAAGCTCATCAAGAGCTGGGAGACCTTCATCCCCTACTGCTATGACGACGCCAAGCCCAAGAAGCATTACAAGGGCGGGCCTGTTATCGGGATGTTAACTATTGGATACGGTCACACCGCCGCTGCCGGTGATCCGATCCCAGAAGCCGGGATGGTTATCACTAAGGCTGAAGGCGAGAAGATCTTCGATAGGGACGTTACAGCAGTTGCCCAGCAGGTGTCAGAACTTGTCACGGTCGACCTCACCCAAGAGCAATTTGACGCTCTGGTTTCTTTCACGTTCAATGTCGGCAGGGGGGCTTTCGCTCGCTCTACTCTGCTCAAGCGTGTTAACGCTAAGAAATTCGATCAGGTTCCCGCCGAGTTCATGAAGTGGGTGAACGACAATGGGAAGGTTCTTCCGGGA